TCGTGGCAGAGCGCCACGAAGGTTCATTCGTTGCTGGCTGTCGAACAGTCCATGCGGACGCTCGAACAGGAGCAAATCAAGAAGATCCGCGAAGCCGGCCTGCGCCCGCCGAAGTCGCTCGACGACAGTGAAGACGTCGGTGTCGGCCCGTTCGGTGGCGCGCAGTTTCGTCAGGGCCGCTACAGCGCAGCGGCACAGTCGGTCGTCGACGGCGGCGGCTGGTACACAGACGAGCTTGTGGCCGAACGGAACAAAGAGATCGAGGCGTTGCGCAAGGAACGGCCCGATCTCGGGCTGATGACCTACGAAGACATTTTTGCCAAGGTCCGCGAACAGTCGCAGGAGATCGAGAAGCGCGCGCAGGGACCCACGACGTTCGCCGGCACGATCGGCGGTTTCATCGGTGGCGCGGCGGGTGCCATGAACCCGGTGTCGGATCCGCTCAACGCGGCCACGATGTTCGCCGGCGGCGGCACTACCGTTGTCGGCCGCATCGGTGTGCAGGGTGCGCTGAACGCCGGCGTCGAGGCCGGCAACATGGCGATCACGCCGAACAACGAGAACATCTTGCTAGGGCGCCAGCCGACGTTTGGCGAAGACATGGCGCGTCTCGGGTTCGCCGCGGCCGGCGGCGCCGGCGGCCAGGCGCTGGGTGAAGCCGTATCGATGGGCGCGCGTCGCTTGACGACCGGACGTTGGTTCAACGACGTGCCGCCGCCCCCCGAGCCCGCCGGGCGCCCGCTGCCGCCACCCGACCCGATCGGCGAGGTTCCGCCGCCCATGGCCGCCGGACGCCCGCTCAACGACTATCCGGACTACGAGACGTACCGGACGGCGCACAAGCTCGACTTCGAGGAGACGTACGGCAAGACGCGTCCGGCTGAACTGCGTCGGGCACTCGATCTCGATCACGTTTCGCGTGAGCTTGACCGATGGGACGGCCCGGCGCCGTATGAAATCGCGCCGCCGCGTGCCGACGTGACGTTCACGCGTGAAGTTGAAGGGGTGACGTATGACCGACCGTATCAGAAGTACATTGACAACCTCGACACCGTCGACGACATCGCGCGACGTGTCGACCCCGACCTGTTCCGCACATACGACAAGCTGGCAGTGCAGCGAGACGAAATACGCGCTGCGATTGAGCGCACAGCGGGTCCGGATGTTCGCCGGGGCGCCGATCGCCCCGACGTTGCCGCCGAATACGCCAAATGGCAGGTGGCAACAGACCTAGACTTGCGCCTGAAGCTGCAGGACGTCGACTACCAGATGCGCGACTTGGCGCCGCTGGTGACGCGCGCCTACAGCGCCGCCGAGAAGGAGTGGCGGTCGACGCCGATGGATTGGAACACGATGGAGTTCCTGAAGCGGCTCGAGGACGGCACCGGGTTCCGCTACCGCGGCGAAGGCAAGCCGTCGTTGACGGAACAGCCGATGCGCCTGACCGACACCAAGGCGCCGATGACGCCCGCGCGCACGATCGACGATGCCGTGCCCCTGGCCAGGCTGACCCCTGACGTCGAGGGCAAAGTGCGGGTGAACGCCAACGCCGATGCGACCGAGCGCGTGCGCTCGAACGTGGCGGACCAGACGGTTGCCGTCGACGAGAAGGTCGACGCGTTCGTGACGTCGGCCGCCAAGGTGACGAAGATGACGGACGTCGAGATCCGTGACGCCTTGAACGCGCTCGAAGAAAAGATTGCCAAGGTCGACCCGAAAGCCGAGAACGCCGCCGAACAGATCGCCAAACTGCGCGCCGAGATCGACGACCTGAAGTACGTCACGTTGCCGGACGGCTCGCGGCTCGATCAGTTCAACGATCTCGTGCCGTACGTCGATGCCAACGGTGTTGAGACGCAGATGCGCGTGCGCGACTTCCTGCGCGAGATGCAGAAGGACAACGACGCTTTGAAATCGGTGGTGACATGCTCTCGCCCTTCCTGACCTGCCTGACCGAAGAACTGACGAAGCGCGGCTACGGCGACAAGCGTCAAGCCGAGATCGTCGATCGCTTTCAGGGGCTGCGCGAAGCCTACGTCGCGGAAGGTGCGCCCGACCCCGACACCCTGGCCATGTCGCGCGTGCTTGCCGAGACGGAGCTTGCCACCCGCGAGAAGAACCGCCGCGCCTACGACACGCTGTTGAAGAAGTCCGCCATCAACATGCACTTCGAGAACTTCGACTACAACACGGCGATCTTGGGCACCACGAACCAGAAGGCGAGCCCGGCAGCCGCGGCGATGGCGCTGCTGACGCCCGACGCGCGCAGCAAGTCCGGCCTCAACGTCGAACAGATGGCGGCGTCGTACCGCGACCAGATGTTCGCGGCGATGGGCGACGTGATCGAGACGCTCGGCAAGGGCGCGTTCGGTTTCCAGAAGGGTAAAGCCTACATGGAGAACGTCGTCCACGAGATTTTCGGCAAGGCGACCGGCGACGACGTCGCAAAGCAAATGGCGACGGCGTGGAACAAGACCGCCGGCATGGCCGTCGACCTGTGGAACCACGCCGGCGGCACGATGCGTCGTCTGGACAATTGGGGCCTGCCGCAGCTTCAGTCGCAGGGCCGCATCATCAAGGCCGGTGGCAAAGAGGGCGCGCAGTGGATCGCTGACCACATGAACTGGCTGGATTGGGACCGCATGCGGTGGCCGAACGGTGCGCCCATCAAGCCGGCCGAACGCGCCGACGTCCTGAAGGAAGTGTGGCGCACGCTGTCGAGCGACGGGCAGAACAAGATCGACCCCAACAAGTTCGGCGGCAACGGCAGCGCGCTCGGCAACGCTGTCGACGAACACCGCTTCCTCGTCTTCAAGGACGGCCAGGCGTGGCTCGACATGCACGGCAAGTACGGCGACGGCAACGTCTACGAGGTGATGACCAGCTACGTCGACAACATGGCGCACAAGATGGGCCTGCTACGCGTATTCGGCAGCAACCCCGAGGCCATGATCAAGACCGTCAAGGCGATGGCTATGAAGCGCGGCGAGGCGATCGGCGCCAAGGCCGGGCAGGAGACGTCGGCCGCGCTGCTGAAGTTCGACACGCTCGCCGAGTTCCAACTTCGCAGCAATGCCATGAACCCGGAGAGCGTCACCGCCAACGCCGTGATCGGAACGGGCAACGTGCTCACGGCGGCGCAGCTTGGTTCGGCGTCCCTGGCCGCCATGCCCGGCGACTTTGCGTCGTCGATGATCATGCGCGCGCTGAACGGCTTGCCGTTCCTGACGGGAACGCTCGACTACTTCAAGCTGCTGAAGCCCGCGGAGATGCAGCGGTTCGCCCTGCAGTCGGGGTTCATCATCGATGAAATGGTGCATAGCATCTACACGAAGTCGCGCTTCAGCGGGCTCGCCGAGTACGGCCCGGCCGTGACGAAGAAGATCGCCGACGTCACCATGCGCGCAACGATGATGAACGCCCACACCAACGCCGCCCGGTCGGTCAACATCAAGGAGATGATGTCGGCGTTGGGCGCCCTGAAAGACACAGAGTTCGACAAGCTGCCGTTCAAGCCGATGATGGAGCGGTACAGCATCACGGCCGCCGATTGGGACAAAATGCGCGCAGTCCCGTTGTGGACGTGGCGCGAAGGCGTCGACCTGATGCGGCCGTCGAGCATCCTGAACAGCAAGGTTGGCGGCGCGCAGGATATCTACCAGCGCTTTCAGAACATGATGTGGCAGGAGAGCCGCTACATGGTGCCGACCAGCACGTCAGAGGCGGCGATCACGCTGAAGGGCAACCTGCGCCCTGATAGCCTGCCCGGCGCCCTGCTGCACTCGTTCGCGATGTACAAGAACTTCCCGGTCAGCCTGGCGCTGATGTACGGCCGCGTGGCCATGGCGACGCCGAACCGAAACTCGAGACTGGGGTTCCTCGCCGGCATGGGAACGTCGCTCGTTCTCGCCGGCGCCGTGGGTCTGCAGCTTCGCGAGATGGCGAAGGGTCGAGATCCGCTGCCGATGGACACGCCAGCCTTTTGGGGCAAGGCCACGCTGGCGTCCGGCGGCATGGCGCTGTGGGGCGACTTCCTGTTCTCGGGCATCAACAAGCAAGGCCAGGGGCCGACAGAGATGGCGGCCGGTCCGATCGCCGGGTTCGCTGGCGACGTGACGCAGTTGGCGTTCGGCAGCATGTTCAAGTTCGCCGACGAGATGGGCACGCTGAAGGCTGACAAGAACGACAAGTCGGCGCCGTGGCTGGCGAAGGCGGTCGAGTTCGGTTCGCGCTACACGCCCGGCTCGTCGGTGTGGTGGGGCCGCACGGCGCTCCAGCGCGAGCTATTCGACCCGCTTCGTGCTATGAGTGACCCGAGGGGCGCGCTGAAGATGGACCGCAAGGAACGTCAGCGCGTCAAGGACTTTGGAAACGAAAGCTGGTGGGGGCCGGGTCAGCCGCTGCCGTCACGTCTCCCTGAATACAGAGGCACGCCATGACCGTAGCGACCGAACAAAGTTCCGAAGTCTACACCAGCATCGCCGACGGCGTGCCGCTGAACGTGGAGTTTCCTGTTCAGGCGGCGACCGAATTGAAGGTGCGCTACGGCGCGGCCGACACGGTCGCCACGCTGGGCGTACACTACACCGTCGCGCTGGTTCCTCCCGAGTACCTTACCGCCACCGTAACACCGATGACGGGTTTCGCGGCGCTGTCGGGAGGGACGGTGTCAGTTCGCCGCGAGGTGCCGTACACGCAGCCGACCGACATCCCCACCCTGGCCAGCCTGGCCAGTGCGCGGCTCGAACAGATGTTCGACCGCATCGTGTTCATATGCCAGCAACTGCGCGACGCGCTTGCGTCGACGTTGAAGTTCCCGACGACTGACACCGCGGCGAACATTGCGGCGTTGCCGACTGCTACGGAGCGCGCCTCGAAATATCTCGGGTTCGACGTCAACGGCAAGCCGATCGCCGTTGCAGGGGCCGCGGCGCCCGACGTCGCCATGACGACGTTCGGATTGACGTGGGTCCAGTTGCTGGACGCGCTCGCCGGACGCACTGCACTGAGCGTCTACAGCCAAGCCGAAACGACAGCCGCCATCGCTGCGTCCACCGCAGCCGCGATCCCGAAGGCGGTCGTAGACGCCGCTGGAGATTTGCTGGTGGGCACCGCGAACGATGCGGTGGGGCGCCTGCCCATCGGCGCCAACAATCGGTTCCTGAAGGTAATCGCTGGCGCGCTGGCGTACGACCAGGTGGACATCGCGACGGTAGACATCACGGGCGTGCTGCCTCGCGCCAACGGCGGGTTCGTGCCGGAAGACGACACGGAAGTGCTCGGGTCCAACGTTGCGATGAACGCCACCGCAACGTGGTTCGACGGACCCACGATATCGGTGGCCGCGGGTCGGTGGTTGGTTGAAGGGAGTGTGACTGTTCAGAACACGGTCGGCGGCGACATTGTCGACGTGCAGTTGTGGGACGGCACCAACGTCATAGCGTCGACCCGCATGCACCTTGTATCCGTGGCCGGAACTTACTACGGGCACGCGCACCTATCCGGCCGCATCACAGACCCCGCCGCGAATGTGCGCCTTAGCGTGCGCCCAAGCACCCGCACGGACGGGGCGATAGCGTATAACGCGTCGGGCCGCGGCAGGGACAGTGTGATCAGCGTCCTTCGTATCGGCTAAATAGCCCATCTTGTGTCTCCGGGCGGTTGCGGCTACTATGGCTCGCCGTAACCGCTACACTCCGGGAGCACCCCATGCTGCGTCGTATCCTTGCCGCTTTTGCGCTGACCACGGCGCTCCTCGCCGGCCCGATGTATCTCGGCCTGTCGGCGCAGACCCTTCCGCTCCCCGGCGCCATCGGCGACCACACGTTCAAGACGCTTCAGGTGCTGGAGAACGCTACGATCACCGGCAATCTGACGGTGGCCGGAACGACCGACCTGGCTGGCGCTCCGAACTACGGCGTCGACGCCGGGTCGACCGACACCTACGTCGCCACGTTGTCGCCGGTGCCAACCGCCTACGTCACGGGCCGGCTCTACGTTCTGAAGGCGGCCACGGCCAACACGGGCGCTGCGTCGGTCAATTTCAACGGCCTCGGCGCCAAGACGATCGTCAAGGCCACGAGCACGACGTTGTCGAACAACGACATCATCGCCAACATGCTGTGCCTCCTCGTCTACGACGGCACCAACATGGTGCTGCTGAACCCGCGCGTTCTGTAATCGCCAACTTCTAGGAGCGCCGCCATGAACGTCGCACAGGCCACGATCGCATCCGGCGCCGACCAGTCGAGCGTCGTCGACGTTCGCGATCAGAAGGTGGCGCGCATCATCACGCCCGCCGCGCTCGACACCACGAAGCTGACGTTTCTCGAAGCGGCCACCGTCGACGGGACGTTCCTGCCCGTACTCGACTATCTCGGCGTCGAGAAGTCGGTCGTCATCGTCGCGGCCGAAAGCCAGTCGATCGAGATGCCGCGGGACATGTTGGTGGGCGCTCGCTTTCTGAAGCTACGCCAGGGCGACAAGACGACGCCCGTCAACGCGGGCGCCAACCGGGCGTTCAGTCTCGTCCTGATCTAAATGGAGCGGTCCAGCAAACAATCGGCTTTGCTCATCCGCACAGAGCCGCTTAGTGTCGCCACGTTCGGGGCGTACCCCGACCAGCCGACGCTATCCGACGAGGCGTTTCAGAAGACGTTGCAGGTCGTCCTCGAAGACGGCCACCGCCAACTCAGGGTGCCGGCCGGCGCCTACAACCTCAGCCAGGGTCTGAACATCACGGCGGATGACATCGAGTTCATCTGCCCTAACGGCGTGGCCACCATCTACCAAACGAGCTACGGCAAGAACGTCGCGCGCATCACCGGCAAGCGCTGCCGCGTGCGAAACATGGATCTCCGCAATCCCGTAACGAAAACGCGCATCACCAACGGTAACATCACCCAGCGTTATTTGGGCGAGTTCCGCCGGACCGAAGCGTCGGCGCTTGTCCTCCAAGGGCCTGACCCGCTCATCGAGAACATCGTTACGCGCAACTTCATCGCGGGTATCCGGTGGATAGGCGGGCTGGAGCGCTACTACGAGGCGGCTGTTTACGGCGCGTCGATGACGACGACGACGCTGAAGCTCAACACGCCGCAGCAGCGTGGCGCCGACTATTGGGTCGGCGCGCGCTTCCTGGCCAGGGGGACCACCGGCGGCAACTGGACGTCCGTCGTTCTTGTGACGGCCTACGACACCGGCACAAACGTAATTACTTGGGACCCGCCAACTGCGGTTCCAACCGGCGACGTGTGGCTGTACTTGGTGAAAGACCCGTCAGAGGGTGGCGTGGTCAATAACCACCGCAGCTATGGCGAGGACTTCGGTCGCATCTTCGGGTACGTCAAGGACATCGAACTGGCGGGCGTGCATTTCACCGACAACATAACGAAGACGCAAGGCGCACCGCCGCACGCCATATACGGCACCGGAAGCATCGACGGCGTCGACGACACCGTAGACACCGAACCCGACTTGACGCCCGACATGCCGGCGGCCGAGAACGTCGTCGTCACGGGCAGCTTGTTGACGGTCAACTCGCCCGAGCACATGGCCTACAAGCTGCGCAACGCGCGCCGGCTCGTCCTATGGAACGAGGCGGTGTCTATCGGATCGCGCGGCTGTTTCTACACAGAGATGGTCGAGTCCGTGTCCGGCCGCAGCCGGATCATCAACGCCAAGACTACGTCGGGCAGCAACAGACCGTCTGCGTTCGAGTTCTACGACACCAAGTACGTCGACTGGGATGCGCACATGGACATGGACCCCACCCACGTTTGGTCCGGCAGCGCGTCTTCAGTGCCGGCAGTTGCGGTCGGCAACCCGATCGGCCGAGGCCGCACGCCCGTGAACGTCAACATCGGCGTGTCAGGTGTGTTCCGCGGCGATGCGACGACGCAGATCGGGTTGCTCATCGCCAACACGTCCGGCTATCCGAACATCGGCACGGTCAATTTGCGCAAAGGCAATCTGCGCGCCGAGAACGCCACGCCTATTCCCATCACGCTCGCACGGCTGTTCAACGTAGACCGCGCCACGATCGGCCCCGACATCGACATCATCAACGTCGACCCGGCGACGGGCCTTACGGTCACTGCACAAGGGCGCGTGACGTTCGACGTCGGCTGCAAGGCGGCGCTACTCGACTACGATAGTCGGCGCACCAACGGCCGCTTGCTCGTGACCGACGAGGGGCTGGCTACCGTCACGACGACCAACCTCGTGCGCGACCGCGCGACGGAGGGGTCGAGCAACCTGCTGAGCAACCCGCTGTTCGACTGGCCGGCGGGCTCGCCGGTAGCCATCCTGGCCAGCAACACGATCTACGACGTGGCCACGGGTTGGAAGACGTGGCGCGGTGCCCTGGCCGCCACCATCTCGAAACAGACGGGCTTTGCGGGAACCGAAAGCTGCCTGCGCGTGCAGCGCGACAGCGGCAATGCGAGCACGCAGTCGATATTCCTCGCGTTCGAACTGGCGTCTTCGCTCGTTCGCCAACTCGAAGGCAAAGAAGTCACGTTCATTTTCGACGCCCGCGCCGGCGCCAACCTGTCGACGTCCTTGTCGCAGATCCGCACGTTCTTCCGAACCGGGACGGGTGTGGGCGAAACCTTGATCACCAGCGGCGCCAGCGTGGGCACGTACACGACCGGACCGGCGCAGACCGCCAACGTGAACGTCACGCTCGACCCGACCGGCCGGTTCTACAACGTTCGGCATGTCCTACCGGCCGGCATCGGCAACGCCTGCCTGTGTATCCAGATGGCGCCGGTGGGTACCGCTGGCGCGGCCGACTACTTCGAAATCTCGCCGGCCGCGCTGATCGCCGGCGCCTCGGACAAGCCGTTCTCGGCATTCGCACAGTAGGGGCAGGACCATGATACCCGAGAGCATCACCGTCATTTACAACGACCACGTTCCTTTGGCGCCGCGTCTTGGACAAACCGGGCTGCGCGTGACCGCCAGTTCGACGCCGAGCGTGCCGGCCGTCTTGCCGGGTGTGCCGGGCGACATCCTAAGCGTCGCCAACACCGGCGCGTACGACATCCACTTTCGCATGTGCAAAGAGGGTGAAACGCTGGTGCGCGCCGCGAACACCGACACGATCGTGTGGGCGGGTCGAGACTTACTGTTTCTGGTGCCATCGGCGGACAAGCTGCGGCCGGCGGCGCGGTGTGCCATATCCGTCATCTGCCCTGAAGGCGCCGGCGACGTGGTGTTCACCACGTACGAACGCGGCACGTAACTTGCCGTACAGACTGGCTGCACCGCCTGTGCTACATATTGTGCCTTCATAAGGGGAGGCAACTATACCATGGCCGACTACGTTATCCCTGAGAACCTGGCCGTAGCGATCGGCGTCGTGGCCACGGCTATTGGCGGTGTCGTCACGAAGGTCGCCGCGTCCGTCTACAAAGCGAAGAACGACGAGATCGCGCGGCTCAACACCAAGCTCGACGGCTTGCAGTCGGAGTACAAAGCGGTGCTGATGGCGCAGATCGAAGCCGAGCCGGCGCGCAAGGCGGCGCTGGAGAAGATCGGGGCCGCCCTGGCCGATCAGAACCAATTGGTGAAGACCCTTCTGCAGAACCAAAGGTGACGTCATGGCTATCGAAAAGCCCACGATCGTTCGAGCCCGCCACGACGCGAACGACATCGACATCGAGAACCTGAAGCGCATCAAGGAAGACCTGCGTAACGAGACGCGTGACACGGTCCGCGAGATCGAGGTACAACAGCGTTACGCGGCCCGTCTGAAGTACGCGGCCGAGGAAATATACGGAGGTCACGGTCTATGAAACCAGCACTGTTCTTCACTCGCATTGTCGAACCGTCCCTGCAACGCATGTTCGCCATGCCCGAGATCGCAATTCCAGTCACCGACGAGGCGCGCGTGATGATCATGGCGATCGCCGGCCAGGAGAGCGCGTGGTCTCATCGCCGCCAGGTCGGCGGCCCGGCGCGCAGCTACTGGCAGTTCGAGCGGCACGGCGGCGTGGCCGAACTGTTCCAGAAGACGCCCAAGCAACTTCGCGCGCTGTGCGACTATTGGGACATCCCGCAGCTGGCCGACGACGTGTTCGAGGCAATGGCGTGGCACGACCCGCTCGCCTGCGCTATGGCGCGGCTGCTGCTGTGGCAGGACAAGGCCGCTCTGCCCGAGCTTGGCGCCAAGGACCACGCGTGGGACTACTACATCCGCAACTGGCGTCCGGGCATGCCGCACCGCTCGGCGTGGGACGGCAACTACAACCAGGCGATGTTGTGCGGCGGGTCGCGCGACCCGAACCAAGGGAAGCTGCCACTGTGATCGTCGCCGGCGTCCTGGCCTTCCTGTCCAAGCCGGTCGTCAAGATCGGCTTGGCGACGCTGGCGTTCATGCTCGTCGTGGGCGCCGTGGCGTGGTACATCCGCGACGTTCGTGACGACGGCAAGAAGGCCGGCGCCGCCGAGATCACCAACGCCGTGCAGTCGAAGACGATCGAGACGCAGGAAAAGTCTCGAGTTGAGCGGGAGAAGACCGATGCGGATGTGCGCGCTGTTCCTTATCGCGATCGCCTTGACGAGTTGTTCGACGGCAAGCCCGCCGGCCGTTAAGGTCGCCGTCGACACCCTCTGCACGAGCACCACCCGACCGCCGCTGACGCAGGCCATGAAGGCTGAAGCGATCGACAAGCCCGCGGTGTGGGAACCCCTGATGACCTGGCTGCTGGGGTTCGTGCGAACCCGAGACAAGGCGTGCCTGACGTCCAGCGGGTTCGGAGACTGACCTACACCGGCTACGTCCATCCGGTATTCTGATGCTGGTCTGCCTCCCGCTGATCCTGCGGTAAGGTTCTGATCGACCTGCAGATCGAAGGATCGAACCTTCAAGTGTTATGCACTAGTGTTACGCACAGGTCAACCCCAATCTTCGGCCATGGCCTGCGCCATGCCGGGGTTGGTGGCGCTTCGATCTCGCTGACGGTTTGGACCCGGCGACATCAACCACACCCTCTGGTGATACGGCGGCTCGATCCACGTTCGGCGGCGCAGCTTCGGCAGGTTCTGAAGCCACAAGCACGTAGCCTTCTGTTCTGGCGTGCCGAACCAGTGCGGCTGGACGATCTGCGTGTACTTCGGGATGACCGCCCGAGCGTGCGAGTGCTGTATCGGGTTCTCGTTGCACTTCCGCGGGATGGGCGCGTTGTAGCAGGCCATGAACAATTCGGCGAGATGCAGCATGACGTCCCATTGTTCAGGGTCGATGCCGTTCTCTTTCTTCTGGCCGACGTACAGCCATTTGTTGCTGCTGTTAGCGAGCCGCGTGCAGGGCGTGAAGAACACGCCCATATCCCACCCGCCGTTGAGGTAATGGCGTACATCATCCTGAACGTGCCAGCCGCCCAACGATCTCGACGCGTGTTCGAGATCCACCGATACCGCGAAGTGGCCGCGGGCGATGAACGCGTCACGCACGACACCGCTCTCCTCGCACCCGACGAGGATGTTCATTCGAGCACCACAACCGTTTCCATCTTGCCACTCTTGATCTCGCCGATCGCGCGGATCTTACCGTGTTCCGTCTCGATCGCGGCGCCCAACGCCGTCATCACCCGAGCGCGCAGCGTCGCCACCGGCAGCTTGGCGGCCAGGGGGTCGGCGGCGCGTAGATAGTTGGCGGCGTCGGACAGCGAGCACGAACCCGTGGCCGCGCCCTTCATGCCGGCCGCGATCGTCGTCGCCCACATCGTCTGCGTCACGAGCGCCGTGTGCTCCATGTCGTGCGGCATCAGCACGCCCACCTCATCGGTGTTGGCCAGCTTCACCGACCGCTTGACCAGCCAGTTCGCCTGTGCCGTCGCCCTGGCGTAGTTCATCTTCGCATCGTCGAGGCGAACGTAGTCGTACCGCTCGTCCTTCTTCACGCCGTACAGGTCGCAGTCGATCTCTGTCGGCGTCGCCATGGTGAACGCAAAGCGCGCGCTGTTGATGATGGCGCCGGCGCCGCGCGCCGAGTTGGCGTCACCGGCGCGGCTGGTGGCGCCGCTCGGCTTCGAGACGTGATGGCCCAACAGGATCGCGACGTTCGTCGCCTCGGCTATCTCGCGGGCGACGCCCATGACGAACGCCATCCGCACGTTGTCGTCTTCCGCGGTGGTGTGGATCGAGACGAACGGCCCGAGCGCCACGAGCCCGACGCGCGGATCCTTCGCAGCGTTCACCAGCGCCTGCACGTGTGGCACGTTGATCGACGGCGGGTCGCCGGTCGTCAGCCTGAACGACAGTTCGTTGCGAGACACCAACGCAATTTCGTTACGCACAAACGTGAAGTCGAAATTGTATTCGTGGCAGATCGCCCAAAGCCGGCGCGACATCTCGGCCACGTCGTCTTCCTCGTCGTAGATGATCGAGCGCGCGGCGCCGTACTTGGGCGTGTAGGACAGAAAGGGTAGGCCCATGGCCAGGTGCGCGGCAATGGTCAGCGCCAGCACCGACTTGCCGACGCTGCCGGGGCCGGCGAGCACGGTGATGTGCTGGCGCAGCAGCATGCGGGTCATCAGCCACGGCCGCGGTGGAATGTGCCTGGGGTCGATCGCGTTGCCGAACGTGAAGGCGCCGCTGTTGATCGGCTCGGGCGCCGGCACCGGCGGTATTTGCAAATCTGCAAAGTGCGTCTCGGGCGACATCTGCCCGACAGCACCCGTGGCATAATTGTAAGCGTTCTCGACCTTGGCGTTCAGATCGTCCGCATCCCACGGCGGGACGCAGCGATCGTTGTAGTGCGTTAGCATTAATGCAAAGGCAGCTTGCTCGGAGACGCCAAGGTCGCGCAGGCGGCACGCCACCCGGTAGGTCGTGTCGTCGCCGTTCTCTCCCTCGACCGCGGGAGGCGCCTGATCCGACGTCAGAAAGGCCGTTGCCCTGGCCACTAGGCCGGGCGTCTCGTCGAGCGTGTAGTTCGAGGCGTTGTCGCGTGTCAGGGGCGGCTTCAGGCGCACGGCGACGGCCGGGGGGACCACAGACACCGGCAGGTCGAGTTCGACGCTGTAGACCCCCTCCGGGGTGACGCTGCCGGGCGCCACGACGTAGTTCCCGTGTGACCGGATGTCGAGGCCGCTGCCAAGCCCGTACTTGCCCTGGCGGCCGGCGCTGTCGGGTCCGGTGTAGTAGCAGTGGTAGCCGCCGCTCGGGGTGCGAACCGTCAGCGTGTCAAATCCGCCAGCGAGGTTCAGGAAGTTGACGAGGCCGGGTTTAGCATCTCTGACATCGACGTCGACGACCACCATGCCCGTCGTGAGCACACCGACGTTGTGGCTGCGCACCGCGCCCGTCATCGGGTCCGACCACCACGCGCGGATCAGCGCCTCGTCGGTGCTCGCTTCCTTGGTGAAGCTGCACAGCGGTTGGTCTTTGGTGCCTTCAGCCAGCGGGAAGACGCGGAAGCCCCTCGCCGCCCACGACAAGGCCGCGTCGAGCATCGACATGATGGTCGACGCTGACTAGCGGATGCGCTTGAGACGGTAGGTGCCGGGCTGATCGCCGGCGACGATGTGCGGCGACTTGACCTTGCGGTTGTGGCGCGCAGCGATGGCACCGATGCGCTGGTGCATCATGCGCGGCGTCGTCAGTCGCCCGCCACAGACGCCCAATGGACCGATGATGGCGCGGAACAGGAAGGCCACGTCGGCGGATTTGTGAACGGTCAACGCCGCGCGCAGCTTCTGTTCCTGCGGCCCGAATTTCGCACCGATGGTCGGCTTCCACGTCCGCTTCTTCGGGCTAAGTTTCCGCAGCGCCGTTCGACCGGCCATCTTCTGCGCTTCAGCCGCGAACGTCTTGACGAACTGTTCGTCGATCCGCTTCGTCTTTTTCTTGGTCGCCATCACAGCCCCCTACTTAACGTAACGATCGTCTTCCCACGCCGCGGCGGCCAGTGGGAGCGTTTCTGCGTAACTTCTGGTCTTAGATAACACACGCACCATTTCTTCGGTAGACCCGAAATTCGGCTCGTCTTCCGACAGGTACTCGTCGTGGCAATGGAAGATCAGGTAGTAGCCGAGCGCGTCGAGATCGAGGCCGCCGTCGCAGAACACGTCGCGCGCAATGGCCTGTGTGTCGTTCTCGCACTGCAGCCCGCCATACAGGGTGTACGGCACCCACTGGTTCTTCTCCAGGCCCCACACCTGCACGGCGTTCTTGTAGGCTTCAACCTCGACGACAACCTCGACGCCGTCGATCTCCTGTTTCTCTTCCTTGATGTACTTGACCCGCACCATCTCGGGCTGCGGGTAGGCCAGCAACCGACCGCTCGGGAGCATGCACCACAGGAAGCCGCTTTGGCTCATATACTTGATGCGCCCGCCGCAGCACTCGTGGATCGAGCCGGGCGACGACACCGCGGCGATCGCGGCGTCCTGCCGGTCCCACCACGACTGCACGATCGCCGGGTGGCGAGCGCGCCAGGCGTTGACGACGACCTTGATGCCGGTCCACACCGACTGTTCGAGGCCGCAGGAGAAGCGCGGCCGATAAGCCTTCGCCGTGGCCGCCCACACCTTGGGGTCCGTCGTCTCGGCGGCGACGCCGGCGATCATCGTAGGGTCGACGCCGAGGTTGGCGCCCATCGACACGTAGGCCATGACGGAACCCTGATAGCCGCCGGCCAGGTCGGGCACCTTGCCGAGCGTCTGGCGCTGCGCTTTCGTGACCTGTGCAGGCGCGATGTTCAAGATGTTCCCGGCGGTCACCTTGTAGAGATCCGGCCCGATCTTGGCGTCGAACGCGCGGAACGCGTCGAGCTTCCAATCTTCGCCGGCCGTCCACGAGTTGACCCGACCTTCGATGTTCGACAGGTCGGCGCCGCGGAAGATGCGGCCCTTGCGCGCCCGGATGATCGGCCGCGACATCTTCGGCATCCAGAACAAAGTCTGCCCTGTTGCCATGTCGATCACGTCCGTTGCCAAATCCGCCTCGAACCGCTCGCAAATCTTGATCAGTTCGCGCAGCGTCGGAAGCTCCATCTCCTCGTCAACGCGCACGAGATTTTGTGCCTGCCAACTATCGGCCGACGAGAACCGGCCGGTCGGCGACGTGTGGTATTGGAACGCTCCCCGCAGGTTGTCGTCCGTGTTCATCACGTCTTGCGTTTTGCCGATCTTGCCGGCGTAGGCGACGCGTGACGTGGCGCTATGCAGTTCGATCGCTTCGCGGGCCAGCGGGTCGTTCGTGGCCGCCACCAGCAGGTCGTCTTTGGCGCCTTTGCTGACGGACTGTTTCAACTCACCGTTCTTGATCACGTAGGCTTTGATGCCACGACCGTCGAGCCACTTCTTCAACCCGGCGTGATTGCTGCAGGTTTTAACGGTGCCGTTGGTGATCGTCCACATGCGGCGGTTAGCCCGTGCGGACGACAGATCGACAATGGCCTGAACCTTGCGCACGAGCGGCACGTCGATGGGGAAGCCGCGGTCGTTGATCTTTTCGTTCAGTTCCCATATGCGACGCTCGCGCTCGGGCAACGCGACTACGACCATGTCGACGCCCGTCTCGGCTAGGACGTCTGTCTTGCAGTATTCGGTTTGGGTGGCGTGCAGCGCCTCGTCGTAGTGCCAGTCGATGCGGACTGTTCCGCCGTGGCATGAGTAGGTGCTGTATTCGCGTCGGTCGTCCAACACGCGCACGATGTTGTTCGGCCACCCGGCAGCGGCCGCAGGGTGCTCGAACGACACGGCCTTGGGCGCCGCCATCTTCTTCATCACGGACCCGCCGGCGAGATCCTTCTGATGCGGCGCGCGCACCACCTTGGCGGCGCGTTCGAGATCGCCCGGCAGGCCCAAGGCGCGAGCCCTGGCCGCCGTGCAATCCATCTGCCCGATCTCGAGTTGCGGGAGGTAGCCGTTCATCATCCTGTTCAGGACGACGTTCCATATGCGGCGCTCGAAGCCGGCGTTGTGCGCCGTCATCATACCGCCAGCGCGCACATGCTCGACGACTTCGGTCGGCAGCGGTTCGTCACGCCACCAGATCGACACCGGACCTTCAAGGCCGAACCGATACGCAAAGCACCAGATGCTCGTTGTCAGGTGCTCCGCATACCGATACAGCCCGACGCCGCCCCTGCCTAGTTTCAGGAGCGAGCGCGTCTCGAAGTCCAGATGCAGCTTGGGCAGCATCTACCCGAAGATCCACCACAGCAGACCCACAACTGCGGCTCCGAGCACGGCCGCGAACACCGCGAACACCAGCATCGCGGTACCCAAGCCGTCCAGCATATCGCGCATGACTACAGCAGCCCGAGCGCGCGAAGCTGATCTTCCGGCGACGGCCCGCCCGTCAGCGGCGCCACCGGCGGCGTGATCGGACCGTTAAACGCCGCCGCGATGTTCGTCGAGTTGTCGATCTGGATGCCCTTGAAGGCCGCCTTCGGATCGAGCCCGCCGCCGCTGAACTTCTCGTCGTCGCCGATCAGCACCGTCGACTGCAGGCCGAAGCTGATGCCCTTCTTGCCGGCTTTGCCGCCGGGTCGCTTGATCTTGCCGTAGGCGAAGACGTTGACGGCCAGGATCGCCCACACGCCGCCGTACAGCCGGTTATCGAGATCGACGATGTCGTTCATGTTGATGTCGACGATGCGCGGCTTGAAATAGGTTCCGCAGTTGAAGGTGAACGCGCCGGGCGTGTACCCTTTGTACGTGGCCGCCTTCTCCGCTTGATCGTGCCACGGTGACGACAGACCGGCCCACGAGAACTGACCGTTGTTCATGTTCTCAGGCCAGTTCAGCGCGGCGCACTCGTTGACGGCCTGCACGAGCACTGACAAATCGACGCCCGGCGGCACCAACGGCGTGACGGAATATTTTTCCTTGCCATCGTCGTTCTTCTGCGCCTCGACCAGCCCCTTCGTCCAGGCGAGGCGCACCGGCCCGGTCGAATAGTTGCCGACGAACTGGCCGGTCTTGGGGTCGAGGAGCTTCTTGACCGGATTGTCCGTGCAGACCTTCTGGATCCACTCCAGCGGCATCTTGCTATCGCGCGGAACTTGCATGTTACATCCCTTCGAGGTTGATCTGGCCGGCGAAATGCGGAACAGACGTGTTGAGTGCCGGTCGTGGATCGCTGATCGGCACAAGCCGCGGTCCCCCGCGGGGTTCTCGGAGCGTCATGTAGGCGAGCGCTTCCACCGCCATTTCGGACGCCTTGTTCTGTCGGACCTTGAACGCCTTTTTCGTCTCGCCAGGCTCTTGCACGAGGCCGTGACGGAACAGATCGGTCAAGCGGTTCTGCGCTTCGGTGATCGTGATCAGCGAGCGCGGGAACACCTCGTCGATCGAGGCGTTCAACAGCACCATAAGCTGCTGCGCGATCACTTCGGGCGTGCCGTACCAAGCGCGCTCGGGCGTGCCCATGACCATCTTGAAGCCGGGAAAGTCGCCGCCGTTGCGGACGAAGCCGGTGGCCGTCATGCGCGCGTTCTTGAACAACGCCGTCACCAACGCCTCGTTGGACAGCATGAAGGCCATGCGCGCGATCGACAGCTTGGTTCCGTCCGGCAGGCCGACGACGTTCAGATCCTCGAAGCTCTTGGCTTCGCTGTTCAGCGTCGCCACTGCGACCGCCGTCACGGCCGGACACAGGCCGTAACCACCGGCCGGGCACCACCGGCAGTTCTCGGGCGTCGGCGCGAACGGCGCGTCGGGGTCGAGCGTCAGCTTCGCCTTCTCCTCGAACCAGTTGTGACGCCACAGCAGCCGTTCGACCGTGACGTCGGCACTACGCACCGCGCCGCCAGCCACCCACGAGCGCGGCTGCACGATCGTGTTCGTCACCCTGGCCACGGGTTCCGACATGCTCCAGATCGAAGCGATGTCGTACATCTCCATCTGCAGGTTGTCTTCTTCCTCGACGTAAATGCCAGCGCCGTGCTTGTAGTCGACGATGATCAGCCACTTCAGCGACGGGATGTAGATGCGGACGTCGTAGGTGCCGCCCATGCGGTCGGGCACAACGGACGACGGGACGCGCAGCTTGTTCTCGATCGAGACGATGGCGTCAGGGTGTTCCGCGCAAATTTCGTAGACGTAGTCGAGGCACACCTGAACGGCGCGGGCCATCTCGGGCGTGACGTTGGGGCTGACACCGACGTACTCGCTGGCGTTGCGCACGCCATGGACCAAGCACTGTTCGAGAAGTTCGTGCGCGTCTCGGCCCTCGACGCCCCACTCGCTGTCGGCGGACGGCGGGCACTTCTTGTTGAGGCGCACGGAGGCGAGGCAGGACGTCCAGCGTTTCGCGCTGGACGCCCCGTACTCGTAATGCGCAGGCTGCGCGTCGTCCATTACGGCTGCAGCGCGTCCAGGGCGGCCTTCAGGTTGCCGTACTGCGCCGGGTCGACCTTGGCGACCGTGCCGGCGACGCCGGGCGTCTCGGCGTTGTACTGCGCCATCAGCGGGCCGACCTTGCCGGCACCACCAGCGCCACAGCGCGCGACGGCGTCGGCCATGGCCTTGATGACCTCGGCCTGCGTCGGCATGCCGGCCGGGGCGGGCGGCGCCGGCGGCGCGACAGGAGCGGTCGGCTGCATCGGCGGGGCCGGCATCGACATCGGCGGGGTCGGCATCGGCGGGGCCGGGGGCGCAGGCGGCGCGGCCGGGGTCGGCATCACCGGAACGGGCGGCGCCGGGGGAGCGGCCGGCACGGGCGCAGCGGCGACCGGAGGAGCCGACGGCGCGGGCGGTGCGGCCGGAACCACAGCCGCCGCGATGTTGGCGTTGACAGGCGTGCCGCCGTTCATAAACGCATTGACCTTGACGAGCATATCGAAGTCGAGCCCGCCGATCGAGTAAGTGGGTTTTGCCATTTCAAATCCTTCAGTGTTGATCAACGACGTGATGTTACGCAGCGGCGCCGGTCAGGTCAACATGATCTTCATGTGTAAACAACTGACCGCCTTGCACAGCGGCGATTGATGCCGTCTTTCCGGCAACAATTTCGTTGACGGCCTCGTCGATCGAGGCGGCCAGGGTGATGAACCTTGCTCGGATGTTGCGTTTTTGCGAGACGCCCTGCACGCGCATCAGACCCTGCGCGTTCTCGGCGGGTTGCCACGAGCTTTCCAGCAAGTCGATGAACGGCGCCGCGGTCAGCGAGATCGCGGTGCCGGCGGCGCGCAGGTTGCCGAGGAACACGCGAACGCGCGGGTCGGTCTGAAACGCCTCGATCAGCGGGCCGCGGTGCTTCTCGGGAACCTCGCCGTTCACTAGCACCGACGTGATGCCGCGCGCCGTCAAATAGTCCTGCACCGTCTTCAGCGTCTTGGTGTGGATGCCCATCACCACGAACTTGTGGTCGGTGTTCTGCAACTCCTCGAACAGCAGCGCCGCATACGGCACGGCCTTGGCTTCGCCAACGAGCCGGCGCAACGTCGCGATGTGCTGCGCGTCTAGGAACGACAGGCCGCCCGTCTTCATGGCCTGTACGATCGCAATGTCGAGGCCGGGAAACTGAGACAGCAACTCGCGCACGGCCGTGTTGTCGCCGTCGAGCGTGATGTTTGTCAGGAAGATCGGCGGAAGCTGCATGCCCGCTTCCTTTTGGGTCCGGCGCAGCGAGTTGTTCTTGATCAGCCGGCGTAGCTCCTCAACTTTGTCGTTACGCGGCGTGTTGCGCGAACCGTACGTCTTCTTGAACTCGTGAAAGTACCGCTTTTGGAAAACGCCCTGCATCAGCGGCATGCAGTTGCTGAACCTCAGGAACGTGTAGATGTCCATCGGGTCGTTGGCCAGGGGCGTACCCGTCAAGATCCACGAGTAGCGCGCCCAATCGACGATGCCCGCCTTGCCCTTGCCGACCGGGACCGTGTAGTCGCCGAGGATAGCCTTGGTGCGCGCGGCCTCGCTGTTCTTGCAGTAGTGCCCCTCGTCGATCACGCAGAAGTCGAGGATTTCACCCTGGCTGGCGATCTTGTCGGCCCATCGGGTGGCCTGTTCGTAGCTGGTGACGAGCACGTCGAACCGGCCGCGCATCCACGAGACATAGTCGTGGATGTCGACGCCCTTGACGATGCCGCGCTGCATGATTTGGAACTTGGCGAACTCGCCGCGCCACACCTCGCGCGCCGTGCCGGGACAGATGACGATGCCGCGCTTCAACGCCAACAGGTCCATGGCGCGGATCGCCTGCGCCGACTTGCCGACGCGCATCTCGTCGAACAGGCCGCCGCGCGTGCGTTCAGCGAGGAACGCAGCGCCGGTCGCCTGGTAGGGGAAGACTTCAAGCGCCATCAGGACTTCTTCGGCTGGCGCCGCGCCACGAACCCGTGGGCAAACACCGTGGTTTCGAGCTTGAAGTAGTCTTCGTCCGTGTCGTTCAGCACCGTCACTTCGCCGTTGCCGAACACCGCGTCCAACGGGAAATAGCTGCCGATGTCGTTCGTCCAGTCGTGACCGGGTCGCATGATCCGCATCAGATAGACGTTCGAGCCGCCGACGAGATCGCAGGCGACGATGAACTCCTCGATAAAGCGGCAGTCCGACACGACGACGGCCGGGTAGCCGAACTGCAGCGTCGGCTTCAGGTCTTCGGCCCATGCCTTGGCCACGGTGTAAGGGTCGCGCATGCGCTCTTGCTGCCCGATCTCGATGACGACGTTGCGGAAGCTCTCGCCGTCGAACTCCATGCACGGCACGTCCTTGATGGCCGGCTGATCGTAAAACTCGAGTTGTTCGCGAGGCACATTGTAGGCGTCGAGCGCCATCAACTTGATGCCACGCGAAATCTTCGACGCCTTCCACGCGGGCCACTTCGCGACCATCGCGTCGGCGGCGGTGTCTTTGCCGACGCCGGCCGGACCGTTGAGCAAGATGACGTGTGTCATCGTCCGTTCACCCCAACCATCACGATCCCGACGAACGCCGCGGCCAGCGCCAAGCGCCACACCCACGACGTTTCGAGGCCCATCAGCATCGACATGCCAAACAACAGCACGCCGACGACAATCAATGCGGCTGCAAGAACGATCATCGCTTGGCGACCTTTTTGAGCGCGTTTTCTGCCAGTGTTTTAGCGACGGCCTGCACGGCTTCGTACCCGGCGCCGCCGTAACTGAACTGCGCCCGCACCGCCTCGTCAATTGCTCGTCGAATACAATCGTTCGCAATGCGGACCGTCTCTCCTTGGTAATCGAAATTTTTACAGGCGCTGTCGAGTGCCGCCTGAACCTCTGCGTCCATCGCAGCGAAACGCTCTGACATGGCGTGCATGACGATCTGCCGCATGCCCTCGATCTCTATCTTGATAAGCGGTGGGTTCACGACTTTCTCCCTCGTTTCGTCTTCGGTAAACCGGCCGCCAGCTTGCGCAGGCTCTCGCGCGGCTGCATTGCCGGCCATTTGATGCGGGCGAAATAGCGCGCCAGGAACGCCGCTTCGGCTCGATCGTGCAGCAGCCGGCCGCGCGTGGTGCGGAACAGGTCGCGGTGCTCGGGGAACTCCTTGTCGGCCTTTCCGACGATGCCGACCTCGTGCCGCGGCACCTTCTCCTGCAGCTTCCACACCGCCGGCGAGGCCACGTCGTAGGGAATGCCCGTGCCCCTGGCCGCCATGGTCAACAAGCCGAACGTGTAGCCGAACGAGAACGCGCTACTGGCGCCTTGCTTGCGCCCGCTGCCGAACACGCCAGCCTGCACGTTCTCGATGCCGATCAGTCGCACGCCCATCATCTTCAACGTCTCGAACTGCGCGAACAGGTCGTCGATGTCGAGGCGCGTGCGCATCGTCTTGCCGACTGCGACCTTGTAGTTCGGCAGGTCCCATATCGAAACGAGCTTGTCGGCCTCGAAGTCGTAGACCGCGATGGCGCCAGTGGCGCCGGGGTCGATACCGGCTATCAGGAGCATCCGTTAGCCCACAACGCCAGCCAGTACCCGACAGAGAACGCAGCGCCGATCGCGACCGTCCATCTCGCGAACATCCAGTCGACGGGCTCCATCAGTGCCTCACTTCCGGTGGAAATTCCTGAACGACGACGCGGATGTAGAACGGCTCGCCCGGCCCGTCCTTGTAACAGCCGCTCGACACGATCCGCACGCTGTAGCCGGGCTTCGGCTCGCACTCGGCGACGGCGCGCATCACGCCGTCCTGTATGTTCGCCGGCCAGTCCTTGAAGCCGCCGTGCAGGCCGCCGTCGACCTTGGCTTGGATGTCCCACGTCGCGAACTCGCCGACCTTGGGCGTGCGCTGGCGGGCGAGGTTGCCCTTGATGAAGTCACCGGCCATTGGCCGTGCCTTCAGACTTCAACGCGTCTGCCACGATGGCACTCAACGCTTTGACGTCGTTGCCGACAATGATCGAAACGTCCTTCAGACGATTTGTCCGAAAGCCTTTATCGACCAAACGGAGGGCGTCTATAACCCGCTGCGTATCTGTTGGCTTATCGGCCATCTGATGGCTCCTTGATACCTGGCCGCATCTTCGCCTCGGTGTCGCCGTTGAGCGCTCGCCACCAGTTAAATAACGCGGCGGCGCTAGAAATTGTGTGGTGTTTTGCTTTATCTCGATCGCCAGACACCGCGGCGGCCAGGGCCTTACCTGCTAGGTATCCGAGCAACCAAAACCAATCGGTGGCGTCCTTACCTGCGTCGTGTTTTGACCCCCAACGTTCTTGTTGGTGCGCCGCCTCCATTCGCACACCGTTAAACCAGTCGTCGATCGCCGGCGTGTTAACGAGTTTTTCTAGTTCGGCTATGCGCGCTTTCATACGGGCAACTTGTTGCGGCGTCACAGGACGTTCAGTCATCGACGTTGCTCCTGTTGCATACGGCGAGCCACGAGGCGTTCGCGTGCCCTGGCCTCGCGCTTCTCGATCTCGATCCGCAATTCCATGATCTCGCCCATCTTCCTGTTCAGCAGATCCATCAGCAACGTCCACATGCGGGTGACGTCGCCTTCCATCTTGCGGCTGTCCTTGGCGGCCAGCCATAGCAGGTCTTTGGTCGTCATGCCGATCTCTCGGGCGAACACGTCAGGCGGCACGCCCGAGGCCATCAGCGCACGACGCAACAACGAGCCGCCCGTTAAAACGGCGTCAGCATGTCTCGGGCTTCTTGCAGGCCCTTGATGCGGCTGTCCAACAGGTCGATCACCGCCTGTTGTACCTCCAGCGTCGGCACCCACGCCTTGCCCTTCTTGACGATGTTGTTCACCGTACCGCGGCTGACGCCCAGCACTTTTCCCAGCGCCTCCTCACCATCCGAACCGTGCTCGCGCATCAGTTCGATGACGCGCCGCAGGTCGGCGGCTTCCGAAGCCTTTGCCACCGTGCCGGGCGCTAGAACTACAGGTGGCGAGACGGTGCCTTCCGCCACTACAAGCGGCGGTGGCTTCAAAGCGGCCTCGCCCTTTGCCAGCAGCGCCAGTTCCTTCTTGGTGAGCTTCTTTTCCTTGGGTGGCTTCGGCGCACCCTTCGGCATCTCGACGACCTGGCCGGTGATCGCCGCCATGAAGGCCGCGTTGACCGTATCGTCGATGTGCGTCGGCGACGCCTTGGCATAGGCCGCGAAGTACGGCCAGTCCTCGCGCTTGCCGCCCATCGTCTCGATGTAGCCGAGCGCCAGGAACTCCTCGTCGTCGAAGGCCGACTTCAGCAGTTCGGTCACGGCGACCATGTCGAAGTTGGCGGCGCCGAGCTTGATGCCGTAGGCACCGACGATGCGCTCGACATGGCCACGGGCGACAGCCTCGTCGATCGGCTTGGCCTCGATCGCAGCGGCCTTCACCTGGTCGGCGGACGGCGGCGTGCCGTAGGGCGCCAGGTCCGTCATGGTGATGTCCATTTCGGCGAGGAGCGCCCCGTTCGCACGGCCGCGCACGGCGGCGTCCAGGAGCCGGTCGGTCATCACCTGCGCAGCGCGCGTCAGCGTATCGGGGTTGTCGATCTCGCTGTCGGTCAGCCACTCGCCGATGAAGTCCTGGCCGATGTCGCGCAGCATGTCCTTGCCAATCACGTCCATGATGTGCTCGTCGAAGGCGTCGCGCCACGCGATGCTGTCGGGGTCGCCAGCAGAAATCGGCGTGGCCGGTCGCGGACCCATCTGCGTCTGGTAGGTCGCCACCGCGCCCTGCAGCGTCTCGATCGCGCCCGGCAGCAGCCACTGTTTCCCGATCTCGCGCGCATAGCCGACGCACGCGCCCTTCATCATGTCCAGGGTGGGTAGCGCGCCAGGCGCCAGCATCTGCGCCTGGCGTACGCCTTCAGCCAAAATGGCCGCCTTGTGGGCGGCCATCATCGTAAAGATCTGCGAGTAGGGGAGCATGGTCTTCCTTCCGTGATTTCGTGTGCGCGCAGATGTTACGCACACACGATGGAAGGCGTCAAGCGTCAGATTGGATGATCTCCAATCGACCGTCCGAATGATGCATCAAAACGACGTGCGCGGCGGGTGTGGCGCCGGGGTCGACGCCTAGCACCAGCAGTTCTGCGGTGCCAAATCGATACGGAAACGTCGCCGCTTTCAAGACTGCACGCCGTTGCCGCCGGGTCTTCTCCTCTTGTCGACGCGCTCGCGCCTTCCGCCTACGTGTCTTGTTCATGACCTGAACCCCGCAGCTGTGTAGTAGCGTTCCGCCACGTCACGCAGTTCGTCAAGGGCCGTAACTGCCACGTTGTGGTTTTCGATAGTGGCCTGCGCCGCCCACGCCTGCCATGAAGATGTAGAGGCGTAATACGCGGCAAGTCGAGCCGTATCTAAGCTCATGACGTATTCGCTTTCGCTGATCGGCCAGGGTTTAGGATGTGGCACGACGCACCGTCCCTTCATAAACATCTGACACACGAGTTTTCGTCGCGCGAGGGAACGCCATGTCCCGCCGATATCTGCGGTCGGCCAGCGTTTTTGCGTGTTCCGCGTCGTGTGCCCGCACTTCGTACAGCGCGCCGTCGAGCATCCGCACGCTGTAGCGGCGATACGGCCGCGGCGACTTGCTATAGGCCATGGCTGCGCTCCTTCTCGTCGAGATCCATCCGAAAAGCGACGTTCATCGCGTCGGCCAGGGTCTGCAGGTCTTCCTTATGCGGCCCGTAGCACAGATGCCGGAACGGCGCGTGCACGTACAGTGCGTTAGGATCGTTCGGTTTGTTAGGCACTAGCACATGCTCACGGTCGCGCGCCTTGTGGACGCTGACATGCGTCGGGCGGTTGTCGGTCAGCGCGTAACGCAAGCGCGCCGTGCCTACTTCGTCCTCGAAGCCGAAAGGGTTTTCGGATACTGTGTAGCGGTCGCTCATTGGAACACCTCCATGATTTTCTTGGGGTCGGCGGCCTTGAGGTTGCGATGGATGAACCGGCTAACTGTGACGGGGCCGGCGTTGCGCAACGCGCCGACTTTATTCGGCTTGCGCTTGTGCAGCCACAACGCATTGTACTCCGCGTCGGTGCGGACAAACACCGTGTAGCCGTTGGCGTACTGCGCGTAGTATTTAGCCATTGGGAGTTTCCTCCTGTCCGTCAAAACGCACGCCGCGCTTCAGCAGTTCGATAGCCAGCGCCATGCCGGCACTGATACCGATGTTGCGGTGGTTGTTCTCGAACTTGTCGAGACGCACGCCCGCTGCGTTCGCAGCTTCTAGCACCTTGATAAGCGGCGTCTTAGCCTGTTCGATCTGTTCCGGCCTCGGCATGGTTTTCCTTCCTCTCTGTTAGAGCGCACACGATTTCACGAACGCCACGCCTAGGCTGCCGGGACTGAACACCCACCACCAGAAAGCCCCGGTGCCACAGACGCCAAACCACACCGCCAGCATGGCCGTTGTGAAACAGAACACGACGCCGAACGCTATCAACACGCCGCCGACTAACTTCAACGTTCCGTCAATCATGGTTTTCCTTCCTCTGTGTTACGCAGCATTGTAGCGGCGTTGTTCCGCTGCCGTCAATTCGACGACATGGAACATGGCGGCCGGTGTGTCCGGCCAGTCCCGGCCCGCCGCTGCGGCCAGGAGATACTTCAACGCTATCTCGCGGTTGCGCGCGTAGAACGAGCCGACAAGCTCAAGGCCGCGCCCTTCACGATGGACGTACAGCCCGAACGGGATGATGCGTTTGCCCGCGTTTTCGTAGACCAGCGAGGGCAAAGGTTTTCTCTTCACGACGTATCGCTTGACGGCGATCGCCAGGAGGGCCGCGCCGGCCGCTGCCTTTGTGGCAAAGCGACGTGGTGGCGCGACGTTCTCGCGGTCTAGCAGGGCGAAGCGCACGTCACGCGCCGCGATGCGCGCCGCGACGGTCCGCCGGTACGCTATCCCAACCGGCCAGCCACGCCACTCTAGCGGCGCCAGCCAATCCGGTGATGCGCGCTTTTCCGGTCAGGGCCGCAAGTCGGCCGTTTGCTCTGTTAAGGTCCATTGTGTTCCTCTCGATCCAGTCGCGGGATGCGCTGGCCTGTCCTGCCTCGCGACACACCGGCCGCGAGGCAGTGAAGGTCAGGGCATCCTAGACAGCCTGAACGACCGTGTAGCCGGCCGCTTCCAACTGACGCCGAAAGTCGTGACCCTGGTCGACGAGCGCGCGCATGCTGCCTGTCATCATGTCGAAGTATGTCGCACCACCCATTGCGGCCGTGGCCTTGTCGTAGCCGCCGCCGCCAGCGTGGCCATGGTGGCGTATCAGGTCGCCTTGCGCACCGGGCGCCCCAGGCAGCCACGCGATGGCATACAGACGCCCGGCACCGTCCGCCGGATAGCTGATCACGATACGGCCGTACGCCGTGACCTTGGCACTCCCGATATTCGGGACCACCACGAACGCCTTGACGCGTGACGTGCGGGCTTCCATGCGCTTGACGGCGGCGACAAACTTTTCGTCGATCTTGGTCATGTGTCGGTTCCTCTCTGTTGCAGATCCAGCAATGCGCTGGCCTAGTCGCCCGCCACGTACACAGCGGGCGCAAAGGTCAGAGCTTGCCGCGCTACCAAGGGTGGCCGCGCCCATGCGTCAAGGTCACGTCTTCTATAGTGATGGTGTGGTATCCTACACGAATGTTTGTCAGACAGCCCCGGCCGCCGAACGCCTTGGCGTCGCGCACCGCAGCGTGCGCGACGGGTCTGTCTCGCAAAGATTGCGCGTCGGCGGCCGCGTAAACCGCACGGGCGCCCGCGAGGCACGCGGCGTCTACACGGGCCTTTTCTACAACGACGGGCGCTAGCGCGGGTCCTTTTCGGTGTGTGATGCGGTACAGCATGGTCTTTCCCTCTCTGTTGAACACTGGCACTCAATTCTAGGCCCCCTGTCGCGGCGGGCGCCTAGTGTTCAGTGTCAGTACACGACGCGGACAGATTTGAATGGCGCTCCATAGACGCCGCAACCGCCTGAACTGTTGCGCTGGGCGATCTCCAGATGGCGGGGCATCCAGCCCGTCGACCGCCCCACGTAAAAGCGACGCTTTTCGCCGTCGCAGTCCACCACCTCCACGCGCTTGCCCTCAAGGCCGACAAGCTGAGGCGTCAACTCGATGTCGCACCGCTTCTTTGTGGCGTCGTGGTGCGCAAAGCCCGTCATCATTGCATCGTGGTACGCGTTGTACGCGTCCAAAGTGCCGATTTTCACCGGCTCAATGGACGCGCCGGCCCACTTCAACACCGCGACGCGCTGACGCTCCGCGTTGTCGAAACCAAGGCACGAATAGCCGGTGCCGGACGGGATCACATAAAGCCGCCGGTCTTTGTTCACTGTGACTTGCTTGGCCATGGCCCTAACCTTTCTGTTATTTGACGTTTAGCGCCAGCCGCACACCTTGGCCATCCAGCCGCGCGCATCCTTGTCATTGAACGTCGCTTTAACGCTGGCGTCATGTGCGCTGCGCTTCCAAGTCTGATAGCTGCACTCGAATACGATAGCGCGTGCAAGCTCTGTAAACGTGGTCATTTGGCTAATCTCCAATCTGTTAACAACGCCAATATGGGCGTCGCGTTGCGCCCTGTCAACACCCCTCAGTGACAAAAATGCGATGTGTTCGGTTTGGGCGCGCGGCGGCCCGGTCGTGGGGTACTATGATACCCCATCGTATCTCCCCACCTTTGCAGTTGTCGCGACCATGGGGAAAACCCTACGGGTTTCCCCATGTCCGCTCTGCGACGGTGATGCTTTATGCTCAGGGTGAGTATAAACAAAATGTACAATGAGTGTTGGTGGGTGGTGGACTGGCCAAAGCGGCCGTTCCGTCACCAAGTCCACGACGTTCCCTAAGATCACATCTTGGTTTGCACCTAGCTCATGCGCAGGCGAGGCAGAAACCGGCCTCACAGCGCGGTCGATGGCCTCGGATAGGGCGACATAGCCAAGCCAGGGCGAACGCGTCCAGCGGCCTCGCCAGCCTGTTATCGCATAATGTGCATTGTGGAAAATCGACAATGCTTTGATATCAATGGGTTAGGTGTCACGTTCCGCATTGCGATGTGTGATCGCTGCGTTATTGCGCACATTGCACATCATCTAGTGTGCCAGCGCTCGATGCCCTGCCTCGATCATGCCCACGCAGCGCACGCAAGGCAAGGCTAAGTTGAGTTGCGATCGAGGAAGGGGGAGGGGTACCCCCGGCCACCCCCGAGGTCGAAGCGCGGCCTCTCTACTCCACTGAGGGCGAGCTTTGCGCACTAAAAATACGGGGAGTAAATTTGTCACTTAGCCAATACGTCATTGCCAAAACGTCACGGCCTATGCGCACGCGACGAGCTGAGCGCACACTCAATTCTCAAGCGTTGACGCAACCCCTATGTGCGCGTAACATCCGCTGCGTAACAACACGAGAGGAAGTGCCATGGCGGACGTAGAGTTGATTTCGGACGGCGCGGACTACACGGCCGACGAACTGCGGTACAGAGCGGCCGACGTACGAGGCGACACGCTGCCAGGCGATCGTACAACGCTGACGACGATCGTCTTGCTCGAAGCCCTGGCCAAGACGAAGGACGATCTCGACGAGGCCGTGCGGCTCTTGACCAGCACGGCGGGGTCGTTGGTGACGTCCCTTGAACTGACGGCGCAGTTGCGCAAGGAGTTCGAGGCGCTGAAAAGCTCGATCGCACGCGAACGCCGTTGACGGCGCCGCCGGCGTGTGCGTAACATGCGCTGCGTAACAGAGAGGAAGACGATGGACAAACGGCTGGACGGAATAGTGGACGCGGCGTTGAGCGTGCCGGGCGACGTCAGCATCGACGACCTGAAGTACGTGGCGAGCGTGCTGCGGGACCGGGCGGTCAGTCGACGGGCTGAAGGTTTAGGCGTGGACCTCACCGAGATCGCCGCCATCATGCTTCTCGAAAGCCAGGCGCGCGTGAAGGGCGAGACAGTGGAACTGCTGATGATGTTGGGCGACACGGTGCGGGCGGTGGACCGCATAGCTGAACTACAGGAGCGCTTTGCCGGCGCGCTGGTGGTCATCGCGACGAAACTCTCGGACGGCGCACCGGCCGCGAAGGACGCGACGTGACCGACACGACGAAACTCATGAAGGTGGCGAAGGCGATCTACGACGCCGACCCGGCCGGCAACTGCCACTCGTTCGACGAGTGGATAGGCGAGGGCCTGGCCATGGCCGAGGCGGCCGTCGAAGCCATGCGCGAACCGACGACCGGAATGGTTGAAGTGGGTTTGGGCGCCCCGCGCGGCTTTCCGTCTGTAGAGGCGCGGAAAGCCGCTGAGTACACGGCTATGATCGACTACGTCCTAGCCGGCGGAATTTAGCTGCGTAACAGAGAGGAAGCCATGGTTGACAGAACGGACGTCCGGTTTGGCGGCGGGTATATCGGTGGTGAAGCGACCCATCGTGAGTTCATGAAGCCCACCGCGTATCAAGCGGCGCTGGCGCAGATGGCGAACTTCGCCGTCAATCCGCCTTTGCTCCACGATCACCCGACCGTCGTCGCGATGAAGCGGGTCCGGCGCGCTCGCGTCGAGCGGCTGCGGGCGTTGCGCCTGCGGTCGTGGTGGCGCAAGGTGTGGGACGGCGTGGTGTACGTCGTGACCGGGAGGGAGCCGTAATGCCGAAGGTGCTGAACCAGCGAACAGACATCATCACGCCAGGCGCTGTGTACGTTGGCCGGCCGTCGAAGTGGGGCAACCCGTTCGTGATCGGCAAGGACGGCCCCCGGCATGAAGTGATCGCGAAGTACCGACTGCACGCGCAGTCGGCGTTCGATCGTAACGAAATCGAGCGCGATCTGCGCGGCAAGGACTTGGTGTGCTGGTGCGCGCCTCGTGCGTGCCATGCGGACGTTTTGCTAGAACTGGCCAACGGAGCACCGACATGAGACAGCCACGCGTACTCAAAGATCCGCAGTGCCGCCATCTCGATCAGTTCGTGACGTACTCGACCGGCCTCAGTCTCGGCCACGTCACGGCGGTCGCGACGTGCGGCAACTGCGGCAGCGAAGGCGCCGGCAGCGCGCGGACGCTGGACGAAGCCAAGAGCCGCGCCAAGGATGCGCTGATGCGCGTCGAAGCGCCGCCGGTGACGAACCCGTGATGGGCATCGGTCCGGTCATAATGTTGCCCGAGCCCAAAGAGATGTGGCGGTTCGAGCACAAAGGAACGGTCTGTCTGATGACGGACTTCGAGTTCATGCACTTCGCCAGCTTGCCGGGTGGTATGCCCCTGGCCGCCGGGACGGTTATTACTCGCGTTATGCACTACGCCAGCGCGGAGAAATTCTACCAGCACATGAGAGACGAGAGGAACAAATGATCAAGACACTGTTGAAGTCCGCCGTTTCGCACACGGCCCTGGCGATCGAGATGCGCGCGTGGGCCTACAAGATGCGGCCGAAGGGCGAGCGGGTGGCGTTCCTCGACGAGAGCGCGAACGTGACGGCCGACGTGTGGGAGAAGCGGTGATGGCCACCAAGATATTCTGCGACGTGCCGGGCTGCGGGCGCGAAACAACCCGCGGCGTGGTGGATGTGCCGATCAAGGTCGGCGACGCGACCCCCACACTGAAGGTAGCGCCTATAGCGGGTGACATCTGCAAGTACTGCATGATCGACGCGTTCAAGAAGCTGGACGATCGGCCGTGGCCGAAGGCCGAGATTGTAATGGTGCGGACCCCGCCGCGAGACGCAACGGCCGAGATGATCGAGGAGGCGGCCCGGACCGTCGCCCCGATGCCGACGTCGAACGTGCGCGGCATGGTAGAGGTTGTGTGGCGGCAAATGTACGACGTGTGGAGGCGGTCGCAACCTTGACGCCACCACGTCATTGAGCCCATTGTCCTAACCCCTCACGAGGAGCAAACCCCATGGCCAACAAGACGACGAAACAGAACGATTCTGCGCCGGTGGACGAGACGCCGGCACCCCTCACCGCGGAACTGCAGCGAGCGCTCGACGACAACACCGCCCTTCAGGCCAAGCTCGACGAAGTGCTGACGAAGCTGTCGGTGTTCGAGGCGGACAACGCCAAGATGGACGAGTGTTGGCGCAAGTCCCGCGAGCACAACGGCATGCTTCGGTCGGAACTGGGCGCCGCGAAAGCCACGATCGCCACTCTTACGCACGAGCGCAACGAAGCGCTCGACAACGTGGACCGGCTGATGGAGGTGCGGCACACCGCGCCGGTGCCGCGGGGCCTGATCGGCGTGACGACGGACCGGGTCGAGAACCTGCCGACCATCGACCAGTTCCCGGCCCATGCGACGATGATCCAGCCGGGCGTGGCGCCCGGTGTGCCCGAGAGCCAGGACCAGCGCGACGTGCGTGAGCACATCGAGCGCAAGCGGCTCGGCGGGTACGCCGCTGGCAACGTTGTGGGAGACGAGGGGACCAAGCCGCAGGAGTAACGTCGCCTGCAGTTTGGTGACGGGCCGCCGGTAGCTTCCTCTCCCGGCGGCCCGTTTCTTTTGTTGCTACAGGAAGCCGAGCCGTCTAAGTTCGGCAAGCGACGCGTCCTCCGAGCGTGCCGCCTCCCCACCTAGCGGCGCCGCCCCCAACGGCGCCGCAACTTTGTCGGGCACCGGCTCGAACGTGACGTCGGTGATCTGCTGCAGGCGCTGCGGCAGCGCGGGTATCCGCTCCATCGCCTTGTTGAGAGCTTCTGCCAGGTTCCGGCTGACCTCGTTGTCGGTCTGCAGCGTGACCCTGGCCGCGAAGCGCGCCGGGTCGCTGCGCTCCAACACCCACTGGATATTCTTCGACACCACCGCGGCCATTTTGCTGTCGCTGTGTTCCTGATCGATGTTGATCAGCATGTCGTTCAGGGCGTCGTCTCGAGACTTCAGCGCCTCGTCGAGCATCGGCTGAAGATCCGGCTCCTTCTTGATCAGAGCGCGGAACGCCGGTACGGCGAGGGCTCGATCGCGGCAGGCTCGCGACACGGTCTTGCCGGTCGCCACGTCTTGGATGACGGCCAGCGCGAGGGCCATCGGGACAGACGGAAGCGTAGATGCTAGGGTAGCGATCTCTTTTGCCATGGGTCGAGGATACAGATGGCGCAGCAGGTTGCCAAGATCGCACCGGACGTCGAGAAGCGGCTGAACGAACTGATCGCGCGGTTTCGCTACGACGCCTACGGGTTCGTGATGGCGGCGTTCCCGTGGGGTGTGCCCGGCACCAGCCTGGCCAGGAAGACTGGACCAGAGCCGTGGCAGGCCGAATTGCTGCACGCCGTCTCGGCACATGCGATCGAGAACGCGTGGCGTAAACAGATCGGCCTCGACTACCTCGTATTCCGCTCGACCGTGGCGTCAGGCCACGGCGTCGGTAAGTCGGCGCTCGTGGCATGGATCATCCTCTGGATCATGTCGACGCGCATGGACACCCGAGGCGTCGTCACCGCCAACACCGCCAACCAGCTTCAGACCAAGACGTGGCCCGAGCTAGGCAAGTGGTACAACATGGCGATCAACAAGCACTGGTTCACATGGACCGGAGCGTCGCTCTACTACGCTGCCTACCCCGAGGATAAACAGAAGAACTACAAGGTCGACGCGCTGACCGTCGCCGCCGAGAACACCGAAGCGTGGGCGGGTCTGCATAACGAAGCCGGCGCCGTGTTCATCGTCTTCGACGAGGCGTCGGGTATTGATCGGAAGCTGTGGGAGGTTGCCGAGGGCGCGTTCACTGACGGCGAACCGTTCTTCTTCGTCTTCGGCAACCCGACGCAGCCGGACGGCCCGTTCGCCGACACCCACCTCAACGACCCCGAGAACAGGTGGTGGAAAAAGCGCGTCGACAGCCGCGAAGTCAGCCACACTAACAAGGCGCATATCGCCGATCTCATCCGGGCGAACGGCGGCACCGACAACGACTACATCCGCATCCGCGTGCTCGGCAGCTTCCCGGTCAAGGCGTACGACGGGTTCATCTCGCCGTCCGACGTCACCGCGGCGCAGCAGCGCGAGCTATTCCACGACAGCGGCGCGGCGCTGGTGATGGCGATCGACGTCGCCCGGTTCGGCGACGACGAGACGGTGTTCGCGTTCCGTCAGGGGATCGACTGCCGATCGATACCATGGACGACGCGCAAGGGGCTCGATACCGTGGCCATCGCGACGATCGCTGCGGAACTGGCCTCTCGATACAAGCCGGACGTGACGATCATTGAGAGCGTCGGGCCGGGCGTCGGTGTGATCGATATCATGCGGTCCTGGCGCTACAACGTGATCGAGGTTCACCCTGGCGCCGCGTCGTCGCAGCCCAAGGCGTTCCTGAACGTCCGCGCCGAGATGTGGTCGGCCATGCGCGAGAGCATCCAGACCCGGCTATGTCTGCCCGAACTGGACGGCGAACTGTTCAAGCAACTGACCACCATCCGCTACGAGTTGAAGGGCAACGGCGAGACGGTTATGCAGATGGAAAGCAAGCGCGACATGAAGGATCGCGGCTTGCCCAGTCCCGACCGCGCGGACGCTCTGATGCTTACCTTCGTCCACAAGATGCAGCGACGCGATCGGAGCAAGTACGCCAACGCTGGTGCTGGCGGCTCGACACGGGTGGGCAAAACGGACTATGATGAAATGGCACTCTGACATTTGGGTTGACCATGGGCGGAATTGTCAAAGCATTGTTCGGCGGCGGTGACGCGCCGTCTCCGGTCATCAACATGGTGGCGCCACAGGCTCCGCAGGCCCCGACTGCTGTAGCGGCGCCGCCGGCGCGCAGCGACGCTGATATCCAAGCGAGCGCCGCGGCGCAGCGCAAGAAGTACGGCGTGGGTAGCTCCACGCGGACCAGCTTCACGGGAGGTCTTGGCGTTCCTTCAGGATCGACGTACAGCGCCACGGCGAACCTCCTGGGGGCGTGAGCATGGCCGACATCGGGCTCGGCGAAAACAACTTCGCCAAGGACTGGGTTCAGCGGTATCAGAACGCGAAGTCGACGCGGGCGCCGTATGAAGCCGACTGGCGCAAGGTGGCCGAGCTTGGGTTGCCGCGGCAGTTCGGTGGCTGGACCACGACGAACGCGCCGGCCGGGCTGTCGACAGGGGCTGCGCGCGTGTCGCGGATCAACACCTACGACAGCACGCTCGGGCGCTCGCTGCCCATCCACGCCGCGGTGCTCGAACGCACCCTGACGCCGGGCACGCAGCAGTACCACACGCTCGAAGCGGAGGACGCGCGCAAGCGCACGTCGCGGGCGTTGCGGCTCGGTTTCGAGGCGCTGAACGAGACGCTGTTTCGCATGCGCTACCAGTCGTCGGCCAGGTTCGCCGTCGCGCAGGCTGAGACGTACATGTCGGGCGGCGCCTACGGCAACGCCGGCAAGATGATCACCTGGCGCAAGCCCAATGCGCAGATGAAGTCGAAGGGCGGGCTGTTGTATCGCAACATCCCGTTCCGCGACCTGTTTTGGGACGTCGACGAAGACGAGCAGATCCACACGCGTTACCGTCGCATCAACTGGACGGCTCGCCAGGCGTATCTCGCGCTCGGGGACAAGTGCCCGCAGAAGCTGGCCGAGATCGCCACCGGCAAGGCGCCGAGCGCCGATCAGACAATGATGCACGAGTTCTTTCAGTGCATATCGCCGTCGCAGGACTACGACGAACACGCGCTCGACTACCGCCGGCATCCGATCGGGTCGTTCTACATCTATGTCGAGGAACCGTGCGTCGTGCAGCCGCCGGCGGGTTACAGTTCCAACCCGTTGATCATCACGCGCACGGCCACCGAAGGTGGCGTGCCGTACGGCTACGGCCCGGCGCAAACGGTGTTGTCGACGGTCGGCCTGCTGAACGCGCAGAAGAAGACGTGGATCCGGCAGGGCCAGTTGGCGGTGCAGCCGCCGTTGCTGACGCGCGATGACGGCGTGATGAACGGCACGGTCGATCTCGTGCCGGGCGCGCAGAACCCCGGCGGCGTCAATTCGCAGGGCCAGCCGCTGGTTCACGCGCTGCAGATGGGCAATTTCCAGATCATGGAGAAGATGATCGCCGAGGAACAGAACGACGTGAAGGACGTTCTGTTCGGCCGCATCTTCGAGATCCTGCGCGACCAACCGCAGATGACGGCGACGCAGGTGCTGGACATCGCGGCGCGCGAGGCGTCGTCGCTGGCGCCGACCATGGGTCGCTGGCAGGCCGACGATCTCGGGCCGACGATTGAGCGCGAGATCCATGTGCTCGCCGAGAACAACGCGCTGCCGGACGACCTGCCCATGGAAGTGTTCGAGACGGACTACAAGCCGGTCTACACCTCGACCCTGGCCAAGGCGCAGCACAGCGAAGCGGTCAGCGGGTTCATTCGCTTGTCCGAGATGGCGATGAATATCGCCAAGATGTCGGGCAACATGAAGCCGGTGAACCGCCTCAACTTCGACATCGCCATGCCTGAGATCGCCACGCAGCAGGGCGTGCCGGCGCGTTGGGTCAAGAGCGACGAAGAGATGGCGGCCGACGACAGGCAGGCGGAACAGGACAAACAGACCAACACCGCGCTCGAAGCGTTGCCGGGTGTCGCCTCGATCGCCAAGACCGTTGCCGACAACAATCTCAAGGTGCCGCAGTGACCGACGATCTCGGGTTCGAGGGGCTGGACGACGACTTCAACCTGACGGAACAGGTCGAGATCGCCGCCGCGGCCAACCGCAAGGAAGCGGTCGAACGTATCACGGCGTACCTGCGCGCGAGGAAGACGGCCTACATGCGCGTCTTCGTCGACGGCAACTCGACGGCGGAAGATCGCGCCTTGGTGCGCAACGACATCGCCAATTTCTGTCGCAAGAACCGATCGACCTACGACAAGGATCCGCGGCTGTCCGACTATCTTGGAGGGCGACGCGAAGTCGCCCTTCGCATCGACGACCATATCGAGCTAACCGTCGATGAACTTGTGGCAAAGCTCGGATAGGAGAAATGATCACATGACCGAACAAGCACCCGGTGGCCCGCCTCCCGCGGGGAACCCACCGGCCGGCGGAACCCCTCCATCCGGTGCCGGTGGTGGCGCTCCTCCAGCTGCGTTCTCATGGGGCTCGGATCTCGACGCTCCGGTCGTCGATCTCCTGAAGTCGAAGGGTATGTATGACGATCCGAACAAGGGCGCGAACGCCCTGGCTCGATCGTACTACGAGGCCAACAAGGCGCTGTCCGGCGGCGACGTCATCATCACGCCCGGCAATTGGGACGATCAGGTGCAGGTCGACAAGTACCTCGCCAAGGTGCGGCCGGCGACGACCGACGCCTATACACCGAAGTTCGGCGAGGGTGTCGAAGTTCATCCGCCGCTCGTCGAGTTCAGCAAGAAACTCGCGCACACCTGGGGTGTTCCGCCGGCGCTCTTCCAGAAGGGCATCGACGCCTGGCAGGACTTTGCCAAGGAACAGAACGCCATGGCGACAACCGCCGCCGCCAAGGCGAACGATGACGCCATCAACGGCATGAAGACGAAGATGGGCGCGCAGCAGTTTGACGCTGCCGTGGCCAACTCGCAAGCCGTCTACAAGTCGCTGGCGGCCAAGGGTGCGATCTCGCGCGAGACGCTGGTGGCGCTCGACGCGAACATCGGGTCCGCGGCGTTGCTCGAACTGATGGCGGCGATCGGCGCCAACATGAAGGGCGAAGCGCCCGTACTCGGCAACGGGTCCACCGGCGGGCTGCCCACCGACCCGACGCAGATGACGCCCGAACAGGCGGCTACGGAAATCTCGCGCCTCCAGGGCGACGGTGAGTTCCAGAAGAAGTACACGGATGCGAAACACCCCGAACACAAGGTTGCGGTGGAGCGGATCAAGATGCTGTTCGAAGCGCGGGTTCGCAAACCGGCTTGACACATCCGCTAATAGTGGATCATTGTGGATGTAGCCGCTACATCGGCTACATCCTCGTGCTAGGGCCGAGACAAACGGGAACCCCTCTTGCACGTCGACCGACACGGTGGCGTTCGAGATTTAACAGGGGTTCCCAATGGCCGACACGGTCAACAACTATCCGATCACCGAAGCGTACAAGCTCATGTACACGGCGAACGTTCAGGCGGCTCTTGCGCGCCGGGGCGGTCTGCTGATGCCGTACGTTTCGCAGGCGACCTACTCCGGCGAGAAGTCGCAGATCGTCAATTTCATCGGCCCGATCTTCTTCAAGAAGCGCACGTCGGCCTACGCCGACACGATCGCCACCGAGCCCGAGCACACCAGCCGCTGGATCTCGGCCGACGACTGGGACTGCGCGATCCTGATCGACCGCGTCGACACGCTGCGCACGATCTACGAGCCGACCAACCCGTACGTCGAGCGCATGCGCGAGGCCCTGGCCCGCACGCAGGACGACATCATCGCGCAGGCGTTTTTCGCCGACGCGCGCGGCGGCAAGACCGGCGCGACGACGATCACGTTCCCGGCCGGCGACATCATCGCCGCGGGCGGCGTCGGCCTGACGTTCGCCAAGCTGCGCGCGTTGCGCAAGGCCATGAAGCGTCGCTTCCTGAACCTCGGGTCCGGCTCGGCCGGCGGCGTGGGCATGCAGGGCGCCGAACGGCCGCTGATCGCTGTCACCGCGGAACAGACCGACAATCTCCTCGGCGAGACGGTGGTCGGCTCGCACGACTACAACATGGTCAAGCCGCTCGTCGACGGTGAGGTGTCGTCCTTCATGGGCTTCACGTTCATCCCGGCGGAGGGCGCGCTGTCCGTCGAGAACGGGCTGCTGACCGGCGGCAACCGCCTTTGCCCGGCTTGGGTGCCGAGCGGCATGCACTTCGGCGACTGGCAGTCGTTCATCCTCACGATCAATCAGCGTGCGGACAAGAACAACATCCCGCAGATCCACGGCTGCTTCTCGGCGGGCGCGACCCGTGTCGAGGAAGGCCGCGTGTTCCAGGTGCTGTGCGCCGACGCCAACGCCACCTAAACGCCCGTGCAAGGGTAGGTCGGGGCTTCGGCCCCGGCCGCTTCGCAACACAGTTTCAGGAGAGCCACCATGGCCGTCACCGTCCAGAAGTCCACCGAGTACACGCAGCAGGAAGGCAAGCTGTCGGACAACCGCCAGTATTGGCCCGCCGAAGGCGGCAAGCTGCGCGTCGCCCACTTCACCCTGCCGGCCACGACCGTCACCGGCGACGACGGCTCGTCCGTCGAGCTTGTTCGCCTGCCGCACGGCAAGATCCGGGTGCTGCCCGGCCTCTCGCGCATCGACGTGTCGGCGCTCGGGTCCAGCCGCGTCATGGACCTCGGCGTCCGCGCCTACGTGCAGTCCGACGGTATCACCGCCGTGGCCGCCATTCTCAACGACTTCGTGAACGATCGTGACGTTTCAAGCGCCACGAGCGGCACGTTCGGCACGACCGTCAAGAAGGACTACTTTTCGGCCAAGGGTCTGAGCATCTGTGCGCTCGTGACCGGCGGTACGATCCCGATCGGCGCCACGATGGCCGGCTATGTCGTCTTCGAGATGATCGGCTAACGTCGGCGCCTGCCGACACCTGAGAAAGTTCCGCCCCTATGTCTACCCAAACGCCCGAGAGCATCTGCAACCTGGCGCTGGACAAGCTAGGGGCGGACCCCATCGCCAGCATCTCCGCGCCAGTCAAGGCCAACGAACGGCTGCTGGCGCGACAGTATCCGTTCCACCGCGACGCGCTCCTGCGCTCGCATCGCTGGCTGTTCGCCAAGGCCACCCGCCGCCTGACGCCGACCGGCTCGCCCATCACCAACGACATCGACGACCGGCTGTATCGGTACACCATGCCGACCGACGCCGTGCGCGCCATACGGCGCAGCGGGACGACGTGGCAGGTCCGCGGCCGAGAGTTGCTGGACCCCAGCGACAGCCATATCGACGTTGAGTTCATCGTACAGGTCGAGACGGCGAAGTTCGACCCCTTGTTCACGGACGCGTTGGTGTGCAGGATCGCAGAGGCCATCTGCGAAAAGATATCCATGAGCACCGACAAGAAACAGGACCTGAAGGACGACTACAAGCGCGCCATGGACGACGCCCGCCGCACCAACGCGTTCGAGTTGGGGCCGGAAGTCGTCACGGGAGGCGACGACGCCTATAGCTGGCTGACGTCGCGGACGATCTGATGCCGCGCGTCACGTCCATCGTGCGGTCGGCCAATGCCGGCGAATGGTCGGCTCTTCTTGAAGGTCGCACGGATCTCCAGAAATACGCCGCCTCGCTGCGCCGCGCCTACAACACCATCATCACGCCGCAGGGGCCGACCAGCCGCCGCCCTGGCACCATGAAACAGGCGCCGGTGTACGACGAGACGAAGGTGTCGGCGTTGATCCCGTTCGTGTTCAACGAAGACCAGACGATGCAAGTCGAGTTGGCTAACGGGCGGTTTCGCTGGCATGACGAGGCGGGGTTGCTCGCCTACACGCCGGTCGCGATCACGGCCGTTCTCAGCGCCGCCGGCGACCCGCTGGAGTACACTGCCCCTGGCCACGGCGCGAGCACAGGCGACCAGATCGTCCTATCCGGTTTCGTGTTCTCGACGAACCTCAACAGTCGTGTCGGAACCGTCACCGCCGTCGCGGGTGACGACGTCACGCTCGACACTCTGACGCCGACGACGGTCGGCAGCTTGACGAACGCCAAGTCGGCGCGCGTCTACCACGTCGTTTCGCCCTACACAGACGCCGATGTGCAGAGCGTCAGGTACATCCCCGACAACGACACCTTGTTCCTGTTTTGCAGCGGCTACGCACCGCGTAAGCTGCAGCGATACGGCGCCTACGACTGGCGCGTATCGACGATGGACTTCAAGGACGGGCCGTTCGCTCCAATCAACGAGACGGCTACGACGCTGACGCCGTCCGGCGGCACGGGCAACATCGTTCCGGTCATGGCAGACGCGACCACGGGCGGCACCGTCACGAAAAGTTCCGAAGTGGTCGGCAACGAGGCGTGGAAGGCGTTTGACGCAGACCCGACGACTTATTGGGAGCCGTCAACCGATCAGACGGGGTGGCTGCAATTCCAGTTCACCGCCGGCGTTGTCGTCGACGGTTACGTGATCGAGACGGCGCGCGACAACGAAGACACCAGTTACGCGGCGCTCGACTACGCGCCCGGCGACTTCGTGTTTGCAGGGTCGATGGACGGCACGACGTTCGTCACGCTCGACAGCAAGATCGGCTACCTCGTCTACGACAACGGCCGCTCGCTGTACTTCTCGTTGAAGAACGCGGTCGCCTATCCCTACTATCGGCTGACGATATCGAAATGCACGCGCAACGGCGCGCTGCCGCCCCGCGTGGCCAGGCTGTTGATGACGAGCCCGTCGTCGACGGCGACGACGTTCACGGCAAGCTCGGTCACGGGCATCAACAACGACACCGGGTTTCAGTCGACCGATGTCGGCCGGCTGTGGCGCTTCAAGGGTGTCGACGGGTGTTGGCGGTCGTTCAAGATCGCAACGCGGTCGAGCACCACCGTCATCACGGCTCGCGCGCAGGGCGACCCGCTGTCGACGCTGGACGCCACGACGGAGTGGCGACCGGGCCTGTTCAGCGCCACGACGGGGTACCCGACGTGCGGCGTGTTCCTTGACGATCGGCTCTATATGGGCGGCATGTTCGGCTATCCCGACTACGTCGTGGCGTCGGTGCCCGGCCGGTACGAGAACATGTCGCAGACGGAACCGGACGGCCAGGTTGCCGACGACAATGCGCTCGTGTTGAAGATCAACGCTCGTAAGCAAAGTCGCGTTGTTTGGATCGCCACGGACGGTCGCGCGCTGCTGGTGGGCACGGGCTCGGGAGAGTGGGCGATCGGCTCGACCGATACGACGGTTGGCATCACGGCGCGCACCGCCAAGGCGCGGCCGGCGTCTCGTCGCGGGTCGGCTGACGTCGAGCCCCTAACTCGAGACAGCCAGATCCTGTTCGTGCAGCGGTCGAACCGCACCGTGCGCGAGGTGTCCTACGTGTTCGAGGCGGACGGCTACCGAGCGCCGTCGCTGTCGCTGTTCGCGTCGCACATCGGCACGCCGCGGCTGCTGCAGATGGACTTCTCGCCCGAGCCGCACGCCTTGGCGTTCATGCGCCGCGGTGACGGAACCGTGGCCGCATTGACCTATAATCGCGAGGAGGATGTCGTCGGCTGGCAGTTGCTCGACTTCAACGGCTTCGTCGAAAGCATCTCTGTCATGCCAGCCGAAGACGGCACGCAGGACGCGTTGTGGATGACGGTGCGCCGCGTCATCAACGGCTCGACCCGACGGTTCGTCGAACGCATGACGCGGTTTTGGGACTTCGACAGCACGTTGCTCGACGCACATTTCGTCGATTGTGGGGTCGTCTACGACGGCTCGCCGATCACCGACGTCTACGGCCTGTATGACTATGTCGGCCAGCGCATTGCCGGCCTGCGTGACGGCTCGCCGATCACCCCCGTCGTGGTGTCGGCGTCCGGCATGGTCACGCTGCCCGAGGCAGGCAGCAAGATCGTGTTGGGCATCCCCTACGACAGTGAAGTCGAAACGGCGCGGCCGGAAGTTGGCGGATCGAGCGGCGTGTCGCAGGGCGACGACAAGCGCGTCTACGAGATGAAGATGCGGCTGTGGACGACGGGCGCCGGCCGTTACCGCACTCGTGACGTAGATGGCGACTGGGCCGATTGGACGGACTTGGAGTATCTGACGCCGCAGACGCAAATGGACGTTGCGTTCCCGCTGGTTACGGGCGACACCAAGACGCTCGACATGCCGCAGGCGTTCAGTTCCGAGGGCACGGTCAGCTACGGCCAGTCGGGCGACTATCCGCTACCCATGAATGTCATCGCCTTGATCCCGAAAATCGTCACCTCATGATCGAGTTTCGCGCCTGCTACCCGGAGCACATCAGGTTGATAGACGTGCAGCCGGTGCAGCGGGACGGCTTCAACTACATGATCGGCAACGGTTTCGAGAACCGGGTTGCCGGCACCCTAGCGTTCTCGGGCTGGCTCGGGACGACCTGCATCGTCGCCGGCGGGGTGTTCCCGCAGTGGAACAAACACGGCGTCGCGTGGATGATAGCCAGCGAGGCAATAGGCCCGGAATTGTTACGCTTGACGCGGTTCGGCCGGGCGCTCTACGAGGCGTCGCCGTACGACCGAATTTCCTGCGATGTGCGGTGCGACTTCACCGATGGCCACCGCTGGGCGAAGCTCCTCGGCTTTGAACTGGAATGTGAGCGGATGGTGAAGTACGATCCGATGGGGCGTGATTGTGCGCTCTATCGGTGGCTACGGAAGGTCTGACTATGTCCGAGGCAGCAGCCGGCCTATCGATGGTGGGTGGCATAATCGGCGCGTCCGGCGCCATGGAAGGTGCCAACCAGCAGGCGCAAGGCATCCTGGCGGCCAACCGTGCCAAGGCGGACGCGGATTTCTTCAACGCCGATCAGTTCGATTTCACCGCCAAAGTCGCCGAACGCGACCGGGGCATTGCGCTCGAACAGATGTGGAGTGACATCCACGACACCACCAAGAAAAGCATCGCGCAGTTGGGCCAGATCCGGGCTGCGTACGGCGCGTCCGGCCTGTCCATGGAGGGCAGTCCGCTCGACGTGCTGGAAGCCGCCGCCGTCGAGCAATCGCTCGACGTCAAAAAGACACTCTACACCGGCGAAGTCGTGGCGGCCGGGCTGACCGACAGGGCGGCGCAGGCTCGCGCGCAGGCGTCGTTGCTGCGCTACAGCGCCAGCAACACGTTGTCGGCCGGCGTCATCGGCGCCGCGGCGGCGCGAAACGCCGGCGCCTACCAAGCGGCCTCCTCGATCATCGCTGGCGCCTCGGGCGCCGCGCGATCGTTCACCGCGCCCACAGGACGATAACCATGGCTCGCATCCCGTACATCACGTCCGACCCGTTGCGGCAGGTTCTGCCGAACAGTGGTTCGCCCGCCATGGCCACGCCCGACGCATTCGGCGCACAGATCGGCGAGGCGCAACAGCGCGCAGGCGCGAGCGAGGCGGCGGGCAGCTTGGCGCTTGGCGGCGCGATCATTGGTGCCGGCGTGTCGGCCGGCAACCTCATCCAGCAGGTCGAGGAAAACAAGACCAAATCCGAAACCGCCAGTGGTGTCGCGACGTTCGACTACACCAACCGCTACCTCGAACTGCAGAAGACGACGCCGGCGGACGGGCAGACGTTTCAGCAGACGGTGTCGAACGACTACGATGCGTACGTTGACAAGCATCTCGAAGGGATGCCGAACGACGAAGTGCGCAACCGCGTCCGTCGTGATCTCATGGCGCGCAAGCCGTCAATCATGGGCAGCGCGGCCAGCTTCGAGGATCGCGAGGCCGTCGCGAACAACAAGCTACAAGCGGACGCTGGCGTCACGACGCAGTTGAACCGTGTCCGGTCAGACGGCTCGATCGACACCTACAACGACGCCCTGAAGTTGGGGTCGGACGTGATCATGTCACGGCCCGGTCTGACGCCGGCGACCAAGAACGCGATGGTGCAGGGCTACGCCGAGGAACTGGCGAAGCGTCGGTTCGAGGGGTTGATCTCGTCGGCGCGCGACAACCCTGAGGCGTTGTCGACGCTCGAAGCTGAACTGGTGCTGCCCGACAGTCCGTGGAAGAAGAACATGTCACCCGCGGCGTACGATCGTACGCTCGATCAGATCACGACGCTGAAGAATGCGGCCAACAGCGCCGAGAGCGCCGCCGCGCGCAGCGCGTTGCAGAGCGTCACGCAGCGCAACAGCGACGGTGTGGTGATCGACCCTGGCGAACTGAAGGCCGTGCAGGACGTCGTCATGACGTCGAAGAACCCGGCGCTGCTGTCGCAGTTCGCGATGATCAACAAGCAACAGGACATCTACCGGACGCACCGCGACCTGCCGCTCGACCAGCAGCGCGCCAAGATCGCCGAGATGCGCAACGCCAAGGGCATCCAGGCCCTACCGGCGCCGGTGCAGGCCGGCATCACCGAAGGGGCCGCCGCTACCAACGGGCAGATTTCGTCCGAGTACCTAGCCGGCTTGATCAACTTCGAGTACGGCGCCTACGTCACCAGCGGCGACTACGGCAAGCGCACGACGCACGTTGGGGCAGACGGCAAGCCGACGTCGGACGCCGCTGGCGTTGCACAATTCGTGTCGTCTACCTGGCGTGACACCGTGCGCAAGCACGCCACGGCTCTTGGTATCGACCCGAACGCCACCGACGCGCAGATCGAGGCCATGCGGACGGACGGCACGGAAGCTGGCGCGCAACGGCAGATCAAGGCCGCGGCGCTGCACGCGCTCGACAACAAGCAAGCGCTGGAGCGCAACACCGGACGTCCGGTCAATGATGCTGACCTATATTTCGCGCACTTCTTGGGCGTCGGCGGCGCCACGCGCTTCCTGAACGCAGCGAACCAAGCCCCGAACGGCCTGGCCACGCAGTCGGTCGACAAGGCGCAGGTCGATGCCAACAAGCCCGTCTTCTACGACGAGGCCGGTCGGCCGCGAACGAACGCGCAGGTCCGCAGCTTCGTGGCGCAGGGCAGCATGAACGCCCCGTCGCGCGTCGACTACGCCGGCGTCAAGGCGGCCGAACTGGTGCTGAACAACACGGTGAAGGGGTTGAAGGATGATCCTATCACGTTTGCTGCGTCTACGGGCCGTTTTGGGCCTGTTGGCGACGTCGCTACTCCCGAAGGCATGGCGCGGCGCGGCGTCGTGGCAGGAAACGTGGCTGAGTATCATCAGATCCCGGCAGCGCAGCTTCAGCCGTTCACAAAGGACGAAGCTGAAGCGCTCACGAAGCGCGCCAGTGATGGTGACGCGGAACAGACGCTTGGCGTTATTGGGACGGTGCAGGCCCTTGGCTCGCCGGACGTAATTCGCGCCGGCATCAAGCAACTGAAGCAAAAGGACGCGCTGTTCGGTTACGCGGCGAACCTGTCGTACGAGATGCCTGATCAGAAGGGCGTCGCCGCCGACATCATCCGCGGCGAGAAGCGCATCAAGGCCGACAAGGACGTGCTGGCGACGATCGGCATGACCGACACCGACCTGCAGGCGACCTTCACGGGCATCGTGGGCAAAGCCCTGGCCGGAACGACGCTGGGCACGGACACGCGCAAAGCGGCGATGGCGCACTACGTCGAGCGGCAGTTGTCGCGCGGCGGCGCCACGCCCGGCAAGTTCGACAAGGCACTGTTCGAGGAGAGCGTTCAACTTGTGCTCGGCGGCGGCGCGAACCCCGGCAAGCGCGCGATCGACAACGTCAACGGCGCACCGACGCTGATGCCCAAGGGTATGAACGGACCGGACTTTGACCGGGCGCTCGATAAGTTGACGATCAACGACTACACGGCGCTGTCGAAGTGGGGCGGCCCGCCACGCTTCAAGGACGGCAAGATCGCCGACCCGGCGGCCATCGCGCGCGAAGGTACGTTCGAGGCGCTTGGCGCCGGCGAGTACCGGGTCAAGATGGGCGACGGCGGCTACCTGTTCTCGGCGACTTACAAGGACGGCTCGGCGGACTTCTACATTTTCCGCGGTGACCCCGACCGGCTGATCGCCGCTGGCCAGCGTCAGAGCGTGACCGTCAAGCCGACACCGCGTCCGCTGGCGCCACCGCGGGTGATTGAATGAGCATGCTCGGCGAAGCCAACCGCGACGCCTACCGCGGCTCGATCGACGAAGGGTCGGCCGCGCCGCTGATGGGCTTCATGGACGCGATGGACGCGTCGTGGCAGAGCGCCACGAAGGTTCATTCGTTGCTGGCTGTCGAACAGTCCATGCGGACGCTCGAACAGGAGCAAATCAAGAAGATCCGCGAAGCCGGCCTGCGCCCGCCGAAGTCGCTCGAC